ACACGATTAAAAACATACCTTATAACGCATACTTCAATCCACCCATGCCTGAAGAAATGGTTACCCAATTCAAACTCTCTACATAAATTGTAATTTGATACTGATAAAACGTATTTGCGGGTAATGCGTTTACATTCAAGTCTAGTTGAAACGACTTGATTCGGCTGCTGTTGATGGATCCGTGTGGTTGGGTATTGGGAGAAATCAATGAAAATGGATATACAATCAAATTGGGATCAGGAACACCTGTCAAATATTTCCATGGAACCACTCGTGTAAAATATTGTATGGGTTTCTCTTCTTGTAATGGATTTCCATCACCCAAAATGGTAAGTGTATTCATAATCGATTGTTGTCCATTTAATACCAATGTACCCGTTGCGGATGTCAAATTAATGTTTCCTGGCCATCCTCCTCCTGTAGGAATAAATTGTGGTTTCTTCGGATTGACCCAATTCGTAAAATTATCATACTGATTTCGATTCAAGATCGAATCCGAACGACGTGGTAATATGATCAATCGCTCAATCGGATTGTGTGTATCCAATTCCACAAATTGTCTCGCATTGATGTTATCGAATGTATAGGTACTAATTTGTCGGACCAAGTACTGAAGTGATTCGGAAGAAAATTTGGCTCGTTCATCATCCGTAACATATACATATGTCATTTGCATTCGTGGTTGGAGATCCCATGTGTTCAATAATGGCATAGGGGTTCCAATATCCGTCAAAAAATTATTAATGGTTACGTCCGTGATGTCGGATACAGCAGTATAATACACATTCCCTGGTTGTAATGAAACCGGTGATGGATTGAATTGATATCCAGGTGCAGCTTGGTATCCATTGATGTCCAAAATGCGATACAATTCTCGAATCGGACGAAGCGTTAATTGAATCTCACATTCATGATATTGTAATGACACCAATGGTAAGGATTCAAATGTGGATTCCGCAAACCAAAACGGCAACGGAACTTGAATCTGTTGTCCCGCAATGGACGGACGATTCACATTTGGTGGCACGGTCGTCGAACCATTCGCACCGTTGTTGTTATAGACCAATGGATATCCCGTTCCCATCGAACCACCCGCATACAATCCATTCGCGGGATCATACAATTCAGGAACATTTCCTACCAGATTCTGCCATTTCTGAAACGCATCCGCATCTAAATCACATTGGGCTTTGGCCATGATGTAGGATCCATCAAACTCCTGAATCTTTTGACCACCAATAAAAAATGCTACATTTTGAAGAATGTGACAGCCAATGTAATTCACCCACGCAAAATTGTATTGTGACATACGAAGACCTTGCGGCAATTGAAGATATTTACAGTAAATATCGGGCAAATTAAATACAAAATAGATATCACGTACCAAATCGGCAATACGTTGAAATTTCATACGAAGTTGAATGGGTTGATCGTAGGATAAATCTTGTGGACCGTCCATGGAAAAGGTAACGGATTCCTCCGCAAAATGCGAATATTTTTTAAATGTTTTATAAAAATACGTGAAATCCGGATTTCCACTTAGCAATACATTTTGCGCTCCGTAGGCAACCAATGAAAAGAGTCCCCCGCCTGGCATTACTAGTGTTGTACTAGGTAATCTATATGTCCTTTAGACCTACAGATTGACTTTGATTTTGTACCATGCATCATTACTTGGATTGTGTCCACCAATTGTCCGCCATATACGGTGGAACATCGGCCGTTTGTGTCGAATCCATCTTAGAAGAGGGACCCTGATTCATCAACTCTTGAATTTCGGAATAACATAGACCATAGCTAAAATACGTAAGACGACTCAACAGACCATTCATCGCACCCAATACATTAAAATCATTCTCTCCCAAGGAGGTGACCTTTGATTTGGATAACAGGATACGACGATTGCTAAAGCAACAGATGTCCTGGTAGTTTTGATACGGGGCATAGCCATCAAACGACATTTTCTTCGCAATGTTACCATTTACATAAATCTCAAGAGCTTGTTCCTTACAGACGACCGCAACATGAACCCATTTGCTTACTGGAATATTCTCAATGTCGATGTAATTGTTCCATGTTTTGTAGGTATTCATGTACACACGCAATGTA